GTCTGGGTGAGGCCTGTAATAGCCCCGCCACCGGTAACCTGAGTGCCCGCAGCCTTATACTCTGGCGCGTTGATCGTGAAACGACCACCAGCGGCAGCCTTAATCTGGTCAGCGAAGCCGCTCTTGATAACGAAGTCGCCAAGCGACCCGGCCGGGGCCGGCTCGTTGACAACAGCAACGGGTGCGGCGTGCTTAACTTCCACAACCTCATCGGCCTTGGTAGCGCCCAGCTCGCCAAGCTCAGCCACTAGGGCTTCCTGCTCGCCGGCCTTGGCAATACGTGCCTTAAGAGACTTGGCCTCGTTAACCAATTCGGTAACCTTGGCAACTTCCTCTTCGTTCATTTCACGCTCAAGCGACTTAACGCCGTCACGAATAGCTTCAGCAGCCTTAACCTTGGCCGCAAGTTCATCTTTCAAGCTCATTTTGTGTACCTTTCTTCTTTGGTTGAGTTAGGCTCTTAAACGTCGAGAGCCAATAGGTCTAACTCAGCGCTGAGAAGGCTTGCCGGTACATAACGGACAGAATCTTCCGACTTGGCTTCGGGCTCTTCGGCTTCCGCCTTGGCCTCCGGCTCCTCGTCTTTGACCTGCTGGTCATCCTGGGCTTTTCCGTCGTCATTGCTGCTTGCGGCATCGTCGGAATCTGCGACCCCTGTTACCGCTTCTAGCGTTTCCAGAGCGTCTTGGATGCTCTGCAAAGCTGATTGTATTTTGGCCTGATTCGCTGAAGACAGCGTCCGGCCCGCTTTGGTTTCTACTGTTTCGTCGTCGGATTTGATGGCCAGTACTCGCGTGGCTTGATTGGCCCCCAAGTGACACAAGGTAACCTCAAATAGATCAAGCTCTTTAAGGAGGACCTGCGTACCGTCATCGGCTTCTTTTGTGTCGCCCACATATTCAGAATCTTTAACCTGATATTGGAAACTCAGCTGATTGATTCTGCCACCTTTAGTCAGACGATAAACCTGGTCCGCCGTAGGGTTATTGCCGTCAAGATCAAAATGCGCCTTGATGTATAGCCCATCGGCTGTTTCTTTAGCCTCGTCAACGGAGCCTATGAAACTGAAGGGGTCCCGAAAATCATGACTCCAGAGTAGGGGTATTTTCCTCCCTGAGTCATTCCAATTTTGAAGTGTTTTAGCAAAGGCGCCAGGAACAACCTTATCGCCTACGCTGTCACAATCCCAAGTAGACGCGTAAGCTTCGATAACGCCTATAGTGTCTGTGCTTTCGTCTGGAAGTGCTTTTATTTTTGCATTTACTTCTTTGAAAATCTTATCCATTTGTTTGTCCTCCTGAAAGAATGCCGCTAATGTTAGACAAATGCGCCTTCTTAAGCGCAGCTTTCCAATCGGCTTCTTTCAAGCTTTCTTCAAAAGCCGCATACGTCACGCTATTCACGGTTTCAGCATCAGACACGATGGCGCCAAGCTCGGTATTCCAGCGTTCGAAATCCCATGCCTTTTCTAGAGAAAGAGTCTCCATAGCACCGAGCTTCGATGCTACCGATGCGTATTGATGATTCAGAAACGCTTGAAGATCAGCTTTAGGCTGTTGCTCAGGCTGCGAATCACCGGGTCCGGTACGATCCGCCGGTGCCGGCGCTGAATCAGCGGGGTTGGCTTGATCGCCACCACCACGAACGACGTTAAGAGGCGTAATCACGGTGTCGAAACCACTACCTAGTGTCGGTAGGTTGTTGAGCGCTCGAGCTTCATCTACACTCATCCAAGGACCGCCGACGGCGGTTTGTAGTGAGGCAGATTGCTCTTCGAAGTTGCCTGCCAACTTGGCTTGAATATTAAACTCAACGTAGACGTTCTTCGCTTCACCGATCATCGGCAACAGCATGTTATCGATGCGTTGGCAAATCTGTTCAAACAACGGCCCTAGGGTGTCGCCGTACAACATCTTCCGAAACTCTTTCACATTGCTGTATGAAGTGGTCGCGGAGCTGCCAACCAACGACGGGTTGACGTGGTAAACGCCGCACACCGTTTCAAACGCTAGTTGCACGGATTCGATATACTGCGAATCGGTGGCGGAGAAACTCGCCTCGTTGTAATGCATGCCATCGGGCATAAGCATAGGCGCGCCAACATTTGGGCCTTTGCCAGAGAAATTGGATCTAAGATCCTCCATAAATTTCTCGTACGCTCTGATATCCCATTCCGGGGCGTCCATCGGACGCTCGACAAAGCCAGATGTCTTAGCGCCGTTCTTCCACAGCAGCGTCCTGTACTTGTTCGCTTCGACCTGCTCCACCAGGATTTCTTTCAGAGACGAGACAGGCGACAAACCACCTCGAGGGTCACTCGGGTCCCAGCCGTGAAACTGGATCACTTGTTCAGCAGGGATCTTTATTTGCTGCGTGTTGAACGCTAGCTTGGGTTGCACCCACCATTCGTCAGGCGTCCACAGATCCGTGTACGTCGCGCCGATAACCCATTCCGGTGGGATCAAGATAGCCTTGAAACCAGAATCGCTAGAAGCATCCTGCGTGACCCACAGATACGCGCTATCGTAAAGTGAAAGCTGCGATACTAATTGATAGATCAACTCGTAGCCGGTAGTCTGCGGATTCGGTTTAGCTAACAACAGCGCTGCGGGCGAATCCGTCAACCGGCGTCTATCAGTGTCGCTGACACGAGTATAGGTCTGCAAGTTGCATTGTGCTGCGTTGCGGGCGATGAAGCTGATAACGGTTCGTAGATGCGGCTGTGTGCGGTACATCTCCGATGCAGTCCAGGCCAAAATCTGTGCCGGTTGCAGGTAAGTTGCGTAGCTCCACGGCCCCAGACCGGCCACGCTTGGCATTATGGGGGCGCTTTTTTCTTCACCCCCGCCGAACACTTTCTTTAAATTCTGGCCTAGGCCCATAAGAGTGCTCCCTATCCTGCCTCTTCTGCCTCAACGAGCATGGTGTACATGCTTCGGCGAATAGGCTTGCGATTCATGGCCCTATCAAGCGCCATGATAAGCGCCACAATAGAATCTATCTTATCGCCGGCTTTGTCTTTCGCCGGTTTGACGTTAGCTGCTGCATCGGTATCGACAGCGAGATTGTCCATTTGCCAACGCACGCACGGATTACCTCCGTGGCGTATCATCGGATTTTCTGCGGTGCCTTTAGCAGCGAGCCTAGCTAATTCTTTAGTTGGCCGGGTGAAGCTTTTTATGCCTTGAACGAATTGGACTAAGACGTCTTCTTTCAATTCTTTGTTCAGCTCGTTAACGAGCATCTGCGCATTCCATTTGTCGTACGCTATTTCTCTGACGTTGAACGTATTACAGTCTTTCAATATATCTCGAGCCACGTAGTCGTAATCGCACACATCGCCGGGCGTGACTGTGATAAGTCCTTGTTTAGCCCACACCGACGCCATCATGTGCGTACGTTGATCTAGGCTGTGTATGGCGCCCTCGGGCACCCAGATACGGAACAGGCAATCGTAGCCTTTACTCTGCTCTTTATCGTTGACGTGGCTTTTAGGAAATACCAGGCTGAACGCGGTGAGGTCTGAAACACTAGCTAGGTCGAGCCCGCCGTATGCTTCTTTACCTTTAAGCTTGTCTTCGTCCACTATAGAGGCGTTGCGATTCCAGTGATCCATTTGAATATACTTCGTCGTCTGCTTAGTGCGAATACCAAGGTGCAGGCGTTGAAAGCTAGCTAGATCCGTTGGATTCTCTAAAGCCTTAGCTGCAGCCATTTCCATATAGGAGCGGGGCACCGAAATACCGTAGCCTGGGTTAGCTTTCTTCCATGTCTCAGGATCGCTGATATCATCGTCGGCGTTAGCCGCCCATACACAGCCGTACAGCGTCGGCATCTTCACCGAGCCGTTAACAACGCTTTCAAACATCTTGCGTTGCTGGGCATATACGGATTCTTGTCGGCCGTCGTCCGCTGTGGTGATGATGATCAACAAAGGCTGCGTACGCGACACCGTACCTGTTTCAACGGCTTCTAGTAGCTTACCATCTTTGTGAATGTGCAACTCATCGACGACAGCGCCGTGTACGTTTTTACCGTGGAGGAAATCGCCCACAGAACCGAACGCCGAAAACCACGAACCGTCGGGTTTGCTAATCTTCCCTGCGCCTGCTTTGATACCGGCTTTCTTGAACGCTGGACTAGCAGCGGCGACAGCCCTTGCGGGCTCGTACGCTGCGCCGGCTTGATCCTTGGTTCCGGCGACGGCTAGGACTTGTGCGGCGGGTTCGTTATCAGCGAAAGCCAAGTATAGCGCCAATCCCGCCGCTAGCGTCGTTTTGCCCTGCTTCCTCGGAAGGTCAATATATAGCTTCCGAACGATGCGCACTAAATCGCCTTCATCGTTTGGTGCCACCCACGAGAATGTCGGCGCTAGAATATACGCTACCTGCCATGCATCAGGCTCTAGAGGCCGCCCTGCCCACTTACCTTGGGTATGCCTAAGTAAACGAAGAAAGGTAATAACCCGGTCTGTTCTAGCTGGATCAAATATCGCGCCTTTAACGTGGCTTGGCTCAGGCGTACGCAAGGCGGGCTCGGGAACCTCAGATATATCGTATCCGCGAGATTCCAGATACCACATTATTTCGGGAGACAAAGACACGCTGCCTCCTAAGGTGTATACGGCGTAGTTCCCTCATCTCGAGGATGCGTTATGCCGTCGTCATCAGGCACGGTAGTTCCCTCGTTTCGAGGAGGTGTAATAGGTGCTCGCGTAGACACGGTCAATAGATCTGCACCGATACCCACGTCGGCTAGCGTTTTAGCCAGGGGTAGAGCAAGACTTTCGCCGGTGTTGCCTGTGTCGGCCAACATAGCGGTGGCGACAAGGTGCACAGCGTCTAGAGCAGCACTGATATCAGCTAACAAAGCTTGCACACCAGGTGACAACGCATCGAGGCTAGAACCTGTCTCACCGACGCCAACGGCTACCGAGACACTCAGGGCATCTGCGCCATTAACCAGATCAGGCAGGGTCGGATTGCCCGCCTGCGAGACAGACAAGGCGTCGAAACCTGCACCGATGTCGCTCAACGACGCTGTGACTATAGCGCTGAAAGCATCAGCGCCTAAGGCTGTGTCAGTCAAGCTGGCAGGGTTTATAACGGTGACGCTGTCAGTACCTAAGCCGGTGTCAGCTAGGCTGACGGGGTTAGCGGCTGTCAACGCGTCAGTGCCTAGGCCTGCGTCCGCTAGGCTCACAGGGGCCGTCTCAGACACCGTATCGGCGCCGTTACCGACGTCGGTCAACGCAACTGTCGCGGCTAGCGTCAGCGCATCGGTGTTTGTGCCTGTATCACTCAAGCTGACAGGAACGGTGACAACGAGGCTATCCGTGCCGTGGCCTGTCTCTGCCAAGCTTACCGGGTTTGTTACGGTAACCGCGTCTGTGCCCGCACCAGTATCTGTGATAGTCGTTGTAGCGGTTTCGGCTAACGCATCGGTTCCGGCACCTGTTTCAGGTAGAAGAATAGAAAACAAGAGTTTTGGCGAAACGATCCTAGGCTGGATCGGAAAAGCTCGCCCAGCCCTCGCCATTCTTATTCCTCGAAATACAAGTTAACGCGGACATTCGGCGTACCCGACGGCGCCGTAACACGTAGCGCCAGCATAGTGGACAGCGCTAGAGATATTTCTCTGCCCAACGGATACAGGTACGAATACGCCTGCATCGCCGGAACATAGAGCGCGGCAACAACCGTTGGCGTAGTGGGCTCCGCTGAATACGTAGCTGCTGTTGACACGACACTCGAGGTGCCACCGATCTTAAACGGCGTGGCGCCGGCAGACGTGCCACCCGTGGTAAACTTGATAACTTCCACAAGATACTGGCCAGTCGTTACGGTGCCGTCGGAGGAGAAATCAAAGCCGATCAAAGCGGGCGACGATGTTGCACCCGCTATAAGAGCGAGGATAGTCTTAGCGCTAGTCGATGTAGCAACGGCTCCGGAAGTTACGACAAACTGAGTTCCCATAGACACAACAGCCTCCTAGGAAATCGTTATAGTCGCTGTTGCCGTCCAGGTTTGCCCTGAAGCCTTCGTGCCCTGCGCTATAGACGTCTTGTGGTTTAGTAGAATAGTCCCCACCGTGTTACCCGAGGTGTTAGATGCCGAAACGTCGATACCCCATTCGTTCCACGCGAAGTTACCATCATTAACACCGAACACCGCGACAGCAGTAAGCACGCCGGCCGAGATCGACACCGTGGCGTTTTGGAACCATCGGTTAGCAGATCCGGCAGCTGCCGAAAGATCGGTGTCACCGACAGCAGCGGTGCCTGCGCCGTTGCCGGCACCGACTCGAGCTGTGGTTGTGGTCACCGTCAGAGCGCCGCCACCATTAAGCAGGTTAACAACGCGGGTAACGCCTGCTGTAGTCAGCAGGTTGTTGTCTACTGTGGATTCGTTATAAGGAAGCAAGCCGAGGGTGTGAAAATCTTCGGGTGTCGGATCAGTGAATCCGGCGTCGTTAGCGGCTTTGGTTGCGGCTTCGTCCCAGCGCTGAATCTTTAGCTGAGCGTGCCAGTTAATAAAATCTTGAGCCATAGGTTTCTCCTTAGAAACTGGCAGCTTAGCGGGTGCTGCTGCGTATGACAGCGACACCAGGAATGATGAGAGGAGCGGGCTGTTTAACAACAGCGGTAGCGGCTTTGACCTCAAGGCCTAGCATGGTCCATGTCATAGACGCGGGCGTAGTTAGGCCTATTGTCTGAGATCCTGCAGCTGCTGCATCTTGGTGGGCGAAATAAAAAGTAGCTAGGCCGGAGTTGCGAGAATAGGAATCTTCGGTAGCACTAGACCGCCACGCGCGGGTTGCGCCGTCTGCTGCGGTCCAGTCGCCTACGATAACGGGAATGGACGACCCTGCCGCCACGGTCGTAACCGTGGCGGAGGGGGCCGTCGCTGTACCTACTTTTGTTGCGTTAGATGCTGGCGTGGCTGCTAGTTGCGCGTTGGGGTACTGCCACAGAACGCCGCCGTGCATTTTGTTACCGGCGAAAGCGCCCGGCCACGTAGCCGCAACCGAACCTGGCGTGTTCACAACTCCGGTCCAGATGGACGCGTACGTATGACTAGCAGTCGTATCCACTAGCTGCTGCGTCCACGTAACACCGGTCATCGCCGGGGTGCCTAGAGGTGATCCGTTCGATTCGGTCAGCCCTCCCACAACAAGCACATCGGTCGCTAGAATAGCTATGGTGCCAAAACTCAGTGTTCGCGCATCAGCGACCGCAGCCAGCGGGTTATCAACAAAGACGACCGGCGTTAGAGGCATGGCGCTACTGCGTTACTGCGGTGCCCGCGTTGGGTCCATCAGCCCAGACATTGCCGGACCACGTTGCACCGGTAACAGGATAAGCCACGGGGCCATAGAATCCGCCATTAGCGGAATACCGCGTCGTGAACTGGTTGTTGGTAAACACCATGTTCGGCGGGTTTGGAATACCGGAATGGTCTCCGCCGCCTTCATACACGACGTAGCCGCCGCCGCCCAACAGGTTGTTATTGAGAGTGTGATTACCTTGCGATCCGCCGTCCTCGTAGAACGCGGCGGCTGAGTTTTGGTCTAGCTGATTCAACAACGTGTTGTGTTCCACGTCCAGCGGCTCGGGTCCAGCAGACCCAGACAATACCGCGTTAACATGGTCGGTACCGCCGGTGGCTAGATTGTGGACGTAGTTATTTTGCACCAAACCTGAGTTAGTTTGGATACCGCACGAGGCGTCGAAAATGTTGTTGGCCAGAATCTTGCTACCCGTCGAGTCGAAATAGATATCCTTTACTCCGGCGGTCAATCTCGCGGTGTCGGTACCGCCTGCTGCCTGCAGCGACGAAATCTGGTTATTCTTGACCGTAGCGTTGGTAGCGTGTCGTAGCTCGATACCGAAGTTATCGCCGCCGCCGCCGGAGAATTGCACGATGTTGTTTGACACAGTTACGTTGGCGCCGGTAATCTGAATAGTGCTCGACACTCGGTAGCCTGAGAAAACAGCTCCATTACCGGACACGATAACGTTGCCGCCGCTAACCTGCCATCCAGGACCGGAGGTAAGATCTTCTGGCACCCTTACCGTCGGCTTTACCGACGGACCTGTATTCGAGGCGTCGGGAAAATCGGTAGACGGAGGAGGCGTAGTCACCGGAGG